AACCCAGATATCAATAACGTAAACTATCAATACGTTGCGGGTCGTCAAAAGGTTTCAATGCTTCGCAAAGAAGTATACGGCGAATACGAGCCACCTAAACTATACGATATCGTAAAGACAAACGTAGCAAACAAATCGTACACCCCTGAACTATTAGAGTGGTATTCAGAAGATGAATGGAATATCATTGACTTGTTTCTTGACCATAGCAAGGACGAAAATTACACCTATGCGGCTATCGCCCAATTGGCAGAAAAGTACTTAGTGCAGAACCGTGCTACTGGTCAGATTTATGAAACTCCGCAAGTTCGCTACGCAGTCGCAGCGGCTACAGCATTCCATGCTGAACCAAAAGAAACCCGTTTAAAGTGGGTAAAGGAATATTATGAAACAGCTAGTGACGGTCACTTCACTTTGGCTACCCCTGTGTTGGCTGGTCTTGGAACTCCTACTAAGCAGTTTAGTAGTTGTGTGCTTATTAGTGCCGATGATACTCTAGACAGTATCTTTGCCGCAGGTGAGATGATGGCTAAGTACGCAAGTAAACGTGCTGGCATCGGTTTCGAGATTGGTCGTATTCGTCCAGTTGGTTCTCCTATTCGCAACGGCGAGATTAAGCATACAGGTCTTATCCCCTTCTTAAAGAAGTGGTTCGGTGACTTGCGCTCATGCTCACAAGGTGGTATCCGCAATGCAAGTTGCACAGTTACATTGCCTGTATGGCACTATCAGTTTGAAGACTTTATTGTATTGAAAAACAATCAAGGCACTGACGAAACTCGTGTACGTCAATTGGACTATTCTGTTGTAGTTAACAAGATGTTCTGGAATCGTTATCGCAACAACGAGAACATTACATTGTTTGACCCTAGCGAAGTTCCAGACTTGTACGAAGCATTCTATCGCAACACGGAAGAGTTTGAAACATTATACAAGCACTATGAACACAAACGCGGTATCAAGAAGAAAGTTCTTCCCGCCGTTGAAATCTTTAAGAACGGTATCTTAAAAGAACGTACAGATACAGGTCGTATCTATCTCGTTAACATTGATAACGTTATGAATCAAGGTCCGTTCGACACCGTGTTCGATCCGATTTATCAGAGTAATCTATGTCAAGAGATCCTATTACCTACTAAGCCATTCCAACGCATTGAGGATGAAGCAGGTCGTATTGCACTATGTACATTAGGCAGTGTGAACTGGGGAGCATTTAAGACTCCACAAGAGATGCGTAAAGCATGTAGAGTATTAGTAAGAAGTTTGAGTAATCTCCTTAGCTATCAGGACTTCCTGAGTGTTCAGAGCCGATTAGCTAACTTAGACTTCGAGCCTCTTGGTGTAGGTGTCACTAACTTAGCTTACTGGCATGCAAAGCGTTCATTCAAATATGGAACGCCAGAAGCACTAGCAGAAGCTAAACGCTGGATGGAACATCAAGCGTACTATCTCACTGAAGCCTCAGTAGAGTTAGCAAAAGAAAAAGGTGCCTGCGGTAAGTCAGCACAAACATATTACGGCAAGGGTATCTTCCCTTGGGAGCGTAGAGCAGAGGGTGTTAACGAGTTAACAGACTTCTCGCCATCAATGGACTGGGAAACACTTCGCCAGAATCTATTGAAGTATGGCATTCGTAATGCTACACTAATGGCAGTTGCTCCAGTAGAGTCCAGCTCAGTTGTGTTAAACTCCACCAACGGTATTGAGATGCCGATGGAATTGATTTCTGTTAAGGAATCGAAGGCTGGATCGTTTGTACAGGTAGTACCCGAGTACAAACGTCTAAAGAACCGCTATCAACTAATGTGGGATCAAAAGGATTGCGTTGACTATTTGAAAACGTCAGCCGTGTTAGCAGCTTACATTGACCAGTCATTGTCTACTAACACATTCTATAACCCTGCAAACTACGAAGGCGGTAAAGTACCTGCTACACTTATCAGTAAGAACTTAATGCTTGCTAGTAAGTGGGGTTTGAAGACCATCTATTACTCATTGATTAATAAGATGGGCGCAAAAGCTGCGATGAACCAAGAAGACAATGTTATTCCTTTTGTTAAAGTAGATAACGTTGAACTGTTTGATGATGACTGTGAGGCATGTAAATTATGATTATGTTAGACGCATACAATATTAGTTTTATGTTAATGGATGCATGGCGTAAGTACGCTATGCAAGTTAGCGGAGCGTGTGAGAAGTTGGGGGCAGTGCCAGTCTATGTAGAAGTTGACGGCACGATCCATAAAGTAGTTGACATGACTACTGATGACGGAAAAATAATTTTAAAGACAATAAATGAGTAAAGAACAATATAACCTAAGCAAACCTACCGACTACCTTTCTCGTAGAATGTTTCTAGACCCAGAGGGTCCTGTAACAGTACAACGATTTGAAGAAGTCAAATATCCCAAGCTACAGAAGTTTGAAGAAATGGCACGTGGCTTCTTCTGGGTTCCAGAAGAAATCTCTTTAACTAAAGATAAGATTGACCATAAGGAATCAAGTGATGCTATTAAGCATATCTTTACTAGCAATCTGCTTCGCCAGACTGCTTTGGACTCTATACAAGGTCGTGCGCCAAGTCAAGTCTTTGGCCCCGTTTGTTCGATTCCGGAACTTGAAGCACTTACGCTTACTTGGGGTTTCTTTGAAACTAGCATTCATTCCAAGTCCTATAGCCACATTATTCGGAATGTCTACGGGGTACCTAAAGATGAATTCAACAAAATTCACGACACCCAAGAAATTGTCGGCATGGCAGCTAACGTTGGACGCTACTACGAAGACCTGCATCAAATTAACTGTAAAAAGGAAGTCGGGCAGGACGTGGACCTTATGGAACACAAAAAGGCGATTTGGATGGCTCTACACGCCAGTTACGCACTTGAAGCGCTCCGCTTTATGGTCTCGTTTGCAACATCACTTGCAATGGTTGAGAATAAGATTTACATAGGCAACGGAAACATTATCTCGTTGATTTTACAAGATGAGTTATTACATACAGAATGGACGGCATGGCTTATTAACAATGTCATCAAAGACGATCCAGACTTTGTACAAATACAGGCTTCTACGCACCACGAAGTATATAGTTTGTACATGGACGTTATTAATGAAGAAAAAGCCTGGGCTGAGTATCTCTTTAAGAAAGGCGTCGTTATTGGACTCAACAGTGAGATCCTCAAAGATTTCGTTGACTACACTGCTTTCAACAAACTTAAAGACATTGGAATCAAGTACAACGAACCCCATCCTAAATCGAGCCCGATTCCATGGTTCAACAAGCACGTGAACATCAACAAGAAACAAACAGCGTTACAAGAAAACGAATCAACAAACTATGTTATCGGTGTCATGTCTGACTCCGTTGATTATGAAGAACTACCACAACTTTAAGGAGAAAAGAAATGAAAGCAATCGTATGGAGTAAAGAACAATGCCCGTATTGTGATATGTCAAAGCAATTATTGACTACCAAAGGTATTGAATTTGAAGAAAAGAAAATCGGCAGTGGCTACACTAAAGAAGATTTATTGAATGCAGTTCCAACTGCACGTTCAGTACCTCAAATCTTTTTAGATGACACACTAATCGGTGGTTTTAAAGAACTACAAGAATATTTAACAGCACAAGAAAGTATCGAATGACATTAGAAGTAGGACAAACATATACGTTCAAATTGAACTCAGGTGAAGAAATGGTCGGAAAGTTCGTAGAACAAGAAGGTCAGTACTTGACTATCGAGAATCCAGTGTCTATCGCACCCTCACAGAAGGGTATGCAATTGATACCTAGTCTTTTTACTGTAGATCCAGACACTCCTGTGACACTAAATACTAATAGCGTTTCCTTATACGCTTTAACTGACGATTCAGTTAAAATGAAATATATCGAAATGACGACTGGTATTCAAGTACCTGACAAGAAAATCTTAGTAGGATAATATGGCACAGTTAAGTCGTAAGGGTGATACAAATCAAGCAGGTGGCGCAATCATGCGCGGAGCCGGAACTGTATTTGCCAATGGCATCCCTGTCGGCTTACACGTTAGTCAAATTACTCCTCATGCCCCGTGGGGTAGACCCCACCCTCCCCACCAAGCCGCTATGACTACATCAGGCTCACCTACAGTATTTTGTGAAGGTGTTCCTGTTCTTAGAGTAGGGTCGGGAAACAGTTGCGGTCACAGTATCGCACAGGGGTCACCTAACGTAAATGTCCCATGAGTTATAACGGAAAACCCACACCACTAACAGTAAACGTATTAGGATCATTCTTAGTAGATACAGGTCTACGAATCAATCCTACGTCTGCTGGCTTCATGGGCTCAAGTACAAGTCTTAGTAACTATACTCCTGGTAGCTTGTATACTAATTCATGCTTGGGTACTCTTGCGTCTGTGATTCGTGTAGCATACACAAAGGTGCAAGCTAATCAAATGAGTAGCACGTTGTATGACAGTCTACTCAGTTTAGGTAGTCAGTCTATCCCTGCATTGGGCAATAGTAAACCATCTACATATACTAGAACATACTCAGGTGAACTTGCTAGTTATGGGTTCTTACGTTTGATCCCATATCAAGCACATAAAGAATTTTATCTTAACTCGGGTAAGTACTCAGATTTCTTGAGTACGTTTTTGTCCTGCAATTCTTTTGCACAATCGCAGAATGAATTTATATCAGCAATGAATCAATCTAAGGGTTACTTAGACGGCTCATATAGTAACATGAATGACTTGATAACTAGTGATATCACAGGAGTCAGCCTTTCAACATTATACTGGGGTCAGGATTTGATTGCAATCGGTAAAGCAATCAACTTAGCTAACATAGATAAGTTCGGTGAACCTGTACAGTTGTTGAGAACTATCAATGATAATAGAGCAACCTCAACTGGTTTGAACATTGCTTTGTTGGCTGCGGGTATGACTAGTACAGAACTAGAAGCAATCTTTAATGGTAAGGAACCTACGTTAGAGCAACAACGATTAATGTATGGATGTTTCAACATGGTTATGGGCGATGACCTACAAGATATTCTTATCCCATTGAATGTACAAACACAAGGGTTAAATTCACTTGCTGATTTACTTGACCCTAAGAAGTTATTCCCGAACAGTTACCAAACACTAACATACCCTGAATACAACATTAGTCCGCAGCCAACGAATAGCAAGACCTATCATCTTACATATAAAGACGGTGAAGTAGATATCAAATCAGGTTCTATTGGGTTTAGACTAACTAACATCCTACCTAACAATATCAGCTATGCATGTGACGCTCTCAGCATGGCAATGATGCAGATTAAAAACATCAAATCTATGAACATTGAAAAGTTTAGCCAAGTTGTAGCTAACTTAGAAAGTGTGACAGATTTACAAGTTAACGGGACATCTCAGCCTACAGATGCCTCACTAGTTACTAATGCGTTACCGATTTTAGCAAAAGGCTCAAACACTGATGGCACATATAGCATGTGTGATTTCTTTGGAGCCATCACTGATTTGCATTACGATTGGGCAGCCCTACAAAACCTCATAACAAAAACGCAAACAGCTACGCTAAGTCTAGCTTACAGTAACATGTTAACATTGTTGAATGCACCTAGCAACGATAGCTATGCAACATTGCAAACTTACATTAATCAAGCAAACACTGAAATCGGTACAATTTTAAGCAACAATAACCTAGCCACACAACTAAACAACTTATACAATACATTTGGTACATACTTACAAAAAGAACAAAGTGCTCGTGATTTAGCATTAACTGATGATTTATCTACGTTATTAACTAATCCAACGACTACAACATCATTCATATCAAACATTGGGTCCCTAAGCGCCCAAACAGAATTAAAAGGACCTGCAAGGGTTCTTGAAAGCATTGCAAACACCGATACTATAGGAGGAAAAAGTTTAAATGCATCAATGCGTGAAGCAAGAAACGCAATGAAATTAAGTTTAACCGGAGCCGTGCAAGATAACGAAATCTCGCCGAATACTCTTGTTACCGCACCAGTCACAGGATCGATGACCAGCTTAGGGGTCCCGATAGTAACAGGTGCAGCAGTTGTTCCAGGCAGTTTAGCGGGAAGTCCTGAAACAACTCTTATACCGCCAAATCTCAGTATTTTTAACACACCTTCTAATACTAAGGCGGTCTTGAACCCTAGTGAAGCAGTAGAATCGGTAACGATTTGTAACTGCGATTGCTGGGACAAGTAAAATGATTATCTAATCATTACAATCGAAAGGAGTCAATTATGACCTACATAAACATCATTAAGATGTTTCTGTTGTTGCCTATAATTGTTTTAGGATTGTGCTCAGTACAATCTAAACCGCAGCAGCAAGAAATCGAGCAACCTAAAGTAGTTGCCAAGGAAGTAGATAAAAAGCAAATACAATGTATGGCTGACAATATCTACTATGAAGCAGGTGGAGAACCCATCGAAGGCAAAGCAGCCGTCGCACGTGTAGTTCTTAACCGCATCAATCACGGCTTTGCCCCGACACCATGTAAAGTAGTATATCAAACTACACACGTAAAGCAAACTACAGATGAAGAAGAAACATTCTGGGTAAGAGTATGTCAATTCTCATGGGTATGTGAGGGCAAGGCTAACCCAAATCGTAACTCAGCACGTTACCAAAGTTCTTTACAGGTAGCTAAGGATGTGTTAATATATGACAAGTACAAAGAAGTAATACCTAAAACAGTATTGTTCTTTCATAATACAAGTTATAAAAACAACTTCCCGCATGAGGTCGTAACTCAAATCGGGAATCATATCTTCTATAAAAAGAAACATGGTAAACATAGCAAAAAGTCCGGACAGAGGTACGTTCAGCATCAACGGGTATCGGGAGAGACTCAAAGTGAATCCTGATGACTCGGGCGCAAAAGAAATGGTCGACTTACAGTTAGACTGGATTAGAAAAAGAGAAGACCTGGAACAAACAGTTGAATGGCAAACAGACAACTTAGAGTACGATTTGCGTACAAGTACAGTCTTAGTTGAGAAAGTTAAGACTAGGGAAGAATACGCCCAGAACTTGTATGCAGCTATGTGCAACAATGAATTCATTAAGAACGAAACCTGGAACATCTTACAAGATAAAACTTGGAGTTGTTCTTGGCGTAGCGCTGGTGGCATTGTTGCTAACATGATTGAGAGGGGTGACTATATTGACTGGTACTGTTCGGGTATTACTAACGAGTGGTCAGATGAAGAATTCTGTAATGCCACTAAAGAAGAACAAGAACGTTATATTTGGATGAAGAATAACTTTATGGCTGAGAGCCGTGTCACCGATGAAGTTAGAAAAGACTTATTCGATTTGGGTTGGATAGTCAAAGAAAATACTGACAATCGACTTTGAAGATACATACTAAATGTCCAATCAATTAGAAGAACAACTTGAATTAATTAAAGAACACTGTGTACTCACCGATTCTAAGAACGGTGAAATGCTCATCTACAAGAACGATAATACTATCAGCTATAGTATATTCCTTTACGGTGAGTATTGTGATGCAGAAGTAGAAATTATGTGTAAGTATCTCAATGAAGATAGCTTGTACCTTGATATCGGAACTAACATAGGATATCATGCCCTCGCAGTCGCACAACGTACTAAGAGTATGGTACTTGCGTTTGAACCTCACATCAAGCACTTTGCTGTAGCTGCATTTAATTGCCAAAATGCCCCAGTCAAACTATATAATGCTGCTGTCAGCGACCAACCCGGCACACTTAATATATCAGACTTTGACCCTACTAATCAATCTAACTTTGGAACTGTTGCAATTGACGACAACGGATCCGTCGAAGTACAAGTTATGACCATTGACCAGTTAGAGTTAAACGTATGTACTCTAATGAAGATTGATACTGAAGGACAAGAACTCAAAGTTTTACAGGGTGCAGATAAAACTATCGACCAGCATCGTCCTATCATCTTCTATGAAGCAATCGGTGAGACTGATTGGCTTACTGCTTACGACCATTTAGAAACAAAGGGTTATAAGCAGTATTGGGTGGGTGTACGTACATTCCCGTTGAAAGAGAATCATAAAAAGAACACAGAGAATCCATTTGGTCAGTCTGGTGTTACTAACATTATGGCATTCCCCGCAGAAAAAGAACAGCCCGATTACCTTGTACCAGTAAACGGGCATGAGTCATATAATCAAATGGTTGCTAGACTGCAAAAGATTCAGATTTTGTTCTAAGCCTTACACTAACGGTCTTAATACATTCCAATCGTCTTTGTGCCAATAAGGACGAGTAATAGTATCCATATCAATCAGTGCTACTTCACTGATTGGTTGAAACTTAGGTTGATGCCCTTCTGGTAGTAACTGTGACGCTGCACGTCCAGACCAAAGCAGCATTAACTCAGGGTTTTTATTCTTTAGCTTATTAATAAATCTATTCTCTGCGGCTATTCTAAATTTCATACTTTGGTCAAACGTATTAGGTACATGGTCAAACATGTCACTAGCATTGAAGATTGTTTTTTTGTTGCTACTAAACCAATCAAAGTTATAATCACTCATGTAATCGGCTGATATAAAGTGAAACTTTAACTTACGAACATTATCCCACTTAGTGTCCCAGTCTTTTATTTTACTAACAAACGATTCCCACTGTTGTCTACATTGATTAATGTATGCATCGAAATCGTATGGAATGTTGTTGGGAATTATAAAGTCTTGCTTTAAATAGAAATCAATATAATCTTTACCGTCCCATTCATTGACCATTCTTTTCATAAACTGTAGCACTAGTGGGTTATAGTCAGTAAAGAACACTTCTGTTTCTTCTGTGTAACCCATCAGATGCAAATTCTCAACCCAATTTAATCCTGTGCCAAGCGTCACGTATTGTTCTACTGGTCCAGTGTATGATAATTCTTCTCGCAACATATCACTGTTCATAGGTACAACGATGTTATTGAAGAAGAACTTATTGTAAAACAGTGACGTTGACTCTTTTAAAAACACATGGTCATACTCATAGTAGAAATACTTTTTGTTATTTCTAATACCCTCACCCAAATCGATGACTCTTTTGTTATGTGACAATGCAACAGATAGTATGTTATGTCCGTGCATAGTTCCTGAGTATTCAACTAATTCTGTACCCTCAGACAGTTCTTGTGCTATATACCCGTCGTTTGTCTTAGACAATGGTTTTAGCTTAGAATGAAGAATATCCGAACTCTCGCCCAGTTCTGGTAATCCTAGCTCTTTGTGAATACTAAGATTGAGAATATAAAATTGATGATGTAGTTCATAGTACTTGTCTTCTCTGTCTAGTACATGTCCTGCGATATAGAAATCTTCACTACACTTTTTTCTAATTTCCTGAAACAATCTATCTGATAGTTTCGTACCAGTTCCGGCAGCAATAACAACACAATGGGTGTACCCCTCATTGGTTGCAGTTTCGATTAACAACTTTTCATCGTCACTAGCAAATACATCGAACCCATATTGTAAAGAACGATTTAGCAAGTAATCAGTTAAGTTCTTTGCTATCTCTTTTGTCCAATCGCTGGTGCAAGATGAGAATATGTCATGGATGCAGATAGCGATTTTTCCTTCGCCGTGCCTAGTTTCGAATTTTTGAATCATGAAGGTATTTATTGATAAATATTGGATAGGAGAATATTTAATGACACTGAACAAAGATTACTTTGTTTCTAATGCTAAGTTTCTTACGTTGCCTTTTGAAATTGATTATCAAGCAATGCTGCAGGAAGCAAAGAATCTCAGAGAACATTTTGTAACACACCGCTCTGGAAGTTATGACCATAAAGGGTGGAAGAGTTTAGTGCTACATGGATTGTCAGCAGACAAATCGGATCACTGGAAACAATATGGATACACTGATATTGAACAAGTAGTACAAGACATGCACTGGACTGAAATATCTAAACAATGTCCAGTAACTGTAGACTTTGTTAAGAATAAGTTCCCAAGCAAATTATTCGGTAGAGTTCGCTTTATGTTAGTAGAAGCGGGTGGGTATATTGCAGAGCACAATGATTCACGTGTACCGTTATTAGACAATACTAATATCAGTTTGAGTAACCCTGAAAATTGCATGTGGAATTGGGGAGACGGTGAATCATTGTTCATGGAACCCGGCAAAACATATGTTATGAATATACATTATCCACACAGTGTTAAAAATGAAAGCAATGAGGATAGATATCACTTAATCATCCATAGACTAGATTGCACAGACGAGTGGAAAGAACAATTTGATAGAGCATGTATTGAACAAAATGTCTCTGGAACTTACGTTAATCATGAGGTGTTAGTATGAGTATTACTAATGGAATATTGAATATTGCTACAATTACTTCTCCGGAAGACAAATTGACTATCAACACAAAAGAAGGTGTTGACATTGTTACTTCAGAGGATACGCCTGCAAGATTTGTAGCAGCTTATAACGGTGGTAAGAAATCTAAACTTGAAATTCACACAGTTAGGGGAACGATTGAAAACCCTGAAGTACTACGACCCGGTGATTTTGGAGTAAAACTTAATTTCTCTACATACTTTGAGCAGAACGGTAGAGATATAGGCAAGACTTTAGCTACATTTATTCCACAGATGGATCCTGAAGCAAATAAAGACGAGAAAGCTCCCGCAAGTAACTTAGCTGTTCTAGTGAACGCAGGAGATGACTTAGGGGATTTATTAAATGACTATATGCTTTGGGTATTCAGAAAGAACGGAGCATTCGATTCTAAAATATTTCAATGTATCCCACAGAATGCCGCTGCTATCGAAAACATCAAGCCGCAGAACGGAATGATGATATACAATGATGAAACACACAAATTTCAAGGTTATGCCAATGGAGTTTGGGTTGACTTACACTAACTAATATGACTATTAAAACAATTACAAAAATTCCTAATTTACAAATTGATATTGAAGCAGCACGTGCTTGGTATCAAGACTTAGAGACTAAATTCAAAGAACAAAAATGGACTGGGATGGGTGGATGTGCTTGTGAGAATCCCTGGGCTGATGATAAAGCATATGGTTGGGGACTACAAACAATTGATTCAGATATCGATAGACCCTATCATGCTTTTGAGAACAATGAAGTAGGTGATTATAAGTTATATAGAAATACTAGCTGTAGTGAAGGATGGGGAGCAAAAGCATTAGCTACCTTCCCAACAGCACATAGAAGCATTGTGGGAGTCGCCCCTCCCGGAACCATCGTTACTCCCCATACTGACCAAGATAACAAAATTAAAGTACATATTCCAATATATGCAGACGATACACACTGGTGGGCAACTAACGATGGGTTTGACCATATGTACCCTGGCAATGCTTATATCTTAGATGTAAAGCAAATGCATGGTACAATGAATTGCGGTCATGTTACTCGGGCACACGTTATCATCATATGTGATGAAGACCAATTTGATAATATCTATAATCTAACTGGGATTATCTAATTACCAACGAGGAAACTTGTTCAATTCCTCGTAGAATCTATCTACGTTTACTTTCCAAACTGTTTGAATAGCACCCCTGTATTCTAGTTCGGTTATCTTAGTAACTTGCCCTGACTTAGCCATTGCGGGGAAGTAGATAGTATGAACTAATCGTTGACTACCCTTCTCTAAGTTATTTGACGTTATATATAGATTATTATCTCTACCTGCCCACTCAATGCATGTGGGTATTAAAAACTGAGCCGTAGCATGTTGATGAGTGATAATCTGATTTACTGTGCGAACACTTGGTGTAGGAATCTCGTCAGTTAATATACAAGTTCTTGCGGCTATTCTGAATGAATTGTGTCCCATCTCAGGGAATGAATGTGCAGCTACAGAACCAACCGCTTTATCGTTATAAAACAATATCCACGTTTCACTTGATTGTTCGTTATTAAAGCAATCTTTTAACCAATACTTAGATGAATTGTTTTCATATCCCTTACTAAGTGCTTTACTATAGAACTCAGATAAGTCCATAGAGTCACTGTAGGGAATGATTTTATATAAAGAGTTGTTTTGCACGATTAATAAAGTCCTGAGGATATTGGTCAGAGAAAGAATCAAAGCACAATACTTGCAGTCTGTTCCAGTCTGTGGGCGCATCAATGTCAATGCCCAAGCGTTGCATCTGGGGGAACAAGTGTTGTCTGCGTCCCTCACTGATATGACTTAAATGCTCTCTTACAGTGACTTTGGGTTCTGATTCTTTATAAGCAAAGAAGTAGTTCATACTCTTTAGTTTGCCATCTACTATAAAGTAACTTGAGGGATGAAGGCTGAACTTGTATACACCTATTTCTTTGTGCATTTTAAGTATATCTAGCATTTGTTCACGCCAGTCTGGTAATACACTGTCATAGTTCTCTTTTGAGCAACCACTAAGCTCCCAAAAGTCTACGTTTTCTATATCTAGATATACCTTACGATTATCATAGTCAACACTGTAATTAAGCAGATACTCACTATATCCACTGTCTCTGACATAGTTCAGCATGTTGACTTCACGCTCCCATTTAATGTCCATCAGTGCAGGATCCATTACTTCGTTGCGACCCTTATGATACTCACTGTCATTGTAATACCATTGAACAAACTTAGTCTTGGTGTGATTGATAAGACTTGTGTAGATTAGGTTGTTTCGGCATAACCCATGTTCGGGAACATTGTTGTAATAGTACGTATAATCCATGTTTTTCTCTTAGCTTATACTTATATTATAAATACGTTGGAGAAATAATATTTAATGGAAATCTTAAATTCAAATACTACCTCGTTGTGTACTGACTGTTACAAACATATCCCCGCAAGAACGATTGTAGAAAATGGTAGCGTCTACTTAGAAAAGACTTGTCCTGAGCATGGGTTTCAGAAGTTCCTAGTAGAACCAGACGCAGAGTTCTACAAGAGTTATGAATATGGGCGCAATGGCTTACACAAAACATTAAACGCAATCTGTTTAGATATCACGAATAGATGTAATTTAGAATGTCCTCACTGCTATCAAATACCCGATAATACAAGCAAAGACCCTAGCATTAACTCTATCATAGCAGAAGTAGAACACTGGCCTGAACAGAAAGCAGTTGTATTAATGGGTGCTGAGCCTACGATTAGAAACGACCTTCCCGAGCTAATCGACAGATTAAACAGTATAGCTATTAGACCTATTATGATATTGAGTAACGGGGTAAGATTAGCTAACATTGAATATCTAGAACAGTTCACTAGATTTGATAACGTATACTTCACAATTGGATTGAATCATCCAGACTATCAAGGTCCCAAGATTCGTGACAAACAAGAGCGTGGGTTAGCTAACTGTCTAGCACTGAATATACCTATAAAGAATATCAGTTATACTATCGAAGGCTTTCACCAGTTAGAATACTGCTTAAAAGAAATTCAACAGTTCAATACTGAGAAAAAGTATTGCAATATGTATCGTATCAGAGTTGGTACAGAGATTGGAAGAAGCCCGGACCAAGAAAAGATGTTTTTGAGCGAGTTGGTTAAACATAGTCGTGAGATAAGTGAAAAGAATAATTGGTCGTTTGTTCCTAGACCAGAATACGGGATTCGTGCTCACTATCCTGTAGAGATTAATGGGGTAGACGTTAAACTAATTCAATGGCCAGACGCTACAACTATTGATATGGAAGAGATGCAAACAGAGTCTTGGGCTGATATGCTGCCCGGCAGACCAATAAGTCCTCTAGTGCATCAAGTGTTATTAAGAGATAGATTAATAAACAATAAATTACCATTATTAGATACAGTCCCTGAAAGATATATGTTAAAATGAAGCATGGTTTAATGTTTAGCTATCGCAAAGAACATGGTCATCGAGGTACGGGCGCCCATCGTATCGCTACATTCTTACGTGAGCAGAACTGGGATGTTGAAGTATTAGATTTCTGCATTGAATTCACATTAGAAGAACTAAAAGAGTTTGTTCGTAGCAGAGTAACTCCAGAGACTAAGTTCTTTGGCTTTAGTTCTTTTATTAATTGGTGGCCGGATGACGCAAATCTCTTTACTAAATGGCTTAAAGAAACATATCCTGACATTGCAACTATACTAGGCGGTCACGGATGTTTAATTACCCCCGCACAGAATATAGACTATTGGGTTGACAGTTTCGGGGAAGTTGCTATGCTACAGTTATGCAAGTATATTGCGGGTAACTTAGTATTTCACACGGGACTAACATTTGAAATAGATAATGGACGTAAAGTTATTAGAGCATTACATAACTTCCCAGCATGGAACTTGCCTACATATAGCAATAAGCATGAAAAAAGAGACTTTTTAGAACCAATTGAAATGCTTACTATTGAAACAAGCAGGGGTTGTAAATTCAAATGTGACTTTTGTAACTTCCCAATACTGGGAGTTAAAGAAGACTTGTCTCGCAGTTCAGAAGACTTTGAAAGTGAACTAAGATTTAACTACGATAACTGGGGCATTAAGAACTATACTATTGCTGATGAAACATTTAACGACAGAATAGAAAAGATTGAAAAGTATTCACAAGCCGTTAGTAGATTAGACTTTCAGCCATGGTTTATGGCGTTCATGCGGGCAGACTTGTTAAGTAAACAACGTAGTCATTGGGATAAGATGCTAGAGATGGGATTAGGTGGACATTTTTACGGTGTTGAAACATTTAATCATGCTGCGGGTAAGATTATTGGCAAGGGCATGAACCCTGACGTATTGAAGCAAGGTTTAATCGATGCTAGAAACTATTTTGAGCCACATAATATGTATAGAGGCACTGTTAGTTTAATATGCGGATTACCTAAGGAATCCCCAGAAACTTTCAATGACGGTCTTAACTGGTGTAAAGACAATTGGAGTGGACAAAGCGTTACATCGTGGTACTTAGAAGTACCCGAGTATAACTCTAATATGTCTAATCTAAGCGAGTTTTCTAAGAACTTAGAAAAGTACGGACTTAGAAAGAAAAAGGTAGACAAGAAGCCAGATATGCTTAGTTTCTACCCTGGACTAGATGACTTAATCATATGGGAACATGACGATATGGATCAAGTACAAGCTATGGACATTTTAAAAGACTTCTACGAGACTAGATATGATTCTTATAGTTGTACCGGGTTTAATGCAATTTCAGGATTTATCGAGTATAATACTAACAATATCGAGGACATCATTAAATATCCTAAGTATAACGATGACTCAACAAACATGCATAGATTTATTCAAAATTATAAACGTAAGAAATTAGATTGGACAAAATGATAAAAGGAATTAATAATCAACCATATATCAACATGGAACCATATGTAGATATGGAAACATTCGATAAGCTACAGCCCGAGATATACAAAGGGTTCGCTACAGCACGTGAGTTTGCTAAAGAAGGTACATGGATGGCTCCTGGATTTACATTTGAAGACATGAGCTATAAGCATAACTGGAAGCCTATCTATGAAGCGTTTAATGAATATATGAAACTACCAGAGACTGATCCTATCGTAGTGACAGGTAAGACTATATTCCCGAATGACTTTAAAGACTTTAAACAACGCAATGTATTCACACGATATTTAAAGATGGCAATGGGAGCGTATGATCCGTATATCTATTATTACTTATGGGAAGAGGGTTCTTGGGATGACCGTACAGCACCCCGTAAACTAACAGAAGAAGCACAACACTTTCCTAACACTGTTAAGTGGGTAGAGTCAATGGTGGGAACTATATTCAAAGACATTGGACGTGTTATATTCTTTCACTGTGAGCATGATGGATTACCCTTCGAGCATCGAGACTTAGACGCAAAGAACGGTGTTAACGTAGTTAAGCCCCATCGTAATGAGTTTATTCATATAAGACCCGATACACGTAATCAATTCTATCTATGGGATCCTGAGACTAAAAACAAGTATGGATTAAACACACGAGCAGCTTGGTGGAATGACGTTGACTGGCACGGTGGCAATAAAGTCATGGCTCAGACGTATTCTATTAGAATAGATGGAAAGTTCACAGATGAGTTTAGAAAGAAACTTGGCATAGACCATATAGAAAGTTATTAATATGAAGTATATTGGAAATTATAAAGACTGGATTGATCCTAAGTGGATGGATATTATCTTAAATACTGACGGACAACCAATGCCTAAAGAATGGGAAGCTGAAACAGAAGCGGAAGATGTTGAGTTATCTAACGTAAGAAACGCAGGGTATAATATGAATTCTATTAATTGGTGGTTTTATTTTAAACACCATCTAAACGTTGATATTAATCCTCCGTGGTGTAAAAATGAAGTAATGTACTGGTTTGCGAAAATGAATCCAGGGCAGTTCGTTCCACTACATAGAGATCCGGTAACATTCCCTGCTAAACGTTATTGGATGGCTATGCAAGACTTTGAGCCTGGACATGTCTTTATTTACGGTGACGATGGGAATATGATTAAAGACTACAAAATGGGTGATGTATTTGAATTCAATGTTGCGGACATGTTACACGGAGCCGCTAACATATCATTTTCTCCCCGTGTTGTATTACAAATAGCAGAGGCGATAGAAGAATGAAGTACGTAGGAAATTATAAAGACTGGATTAAACCTGAATGGATTGAGTTCATGGCTAATAATGACGGTGAGAAACATCCTAAACTTGATCCTGCAGAATATGGAAAAGTTAACTCTGTAGATAAACTTAGAGAGTGCGGATATGATGTTGATAATAGTATCTTTTGGCATAGCTTTGAACCTACAACGTTACCCTTCACAGTAACACTACCCTTAGACGTAGGTGGCAAAGTTGACTGGTGGTTTGTTAAAATGAAGTCTGGTAATTTTATACCCTTTCATCGTGACCATGCCCCTAGAAATGAATGTGATGGGTTGAAGGCTAGAAGATTCTGGATGCCATTACAAGACTATGTTGAGGGTCATGTTTTTATTATGGAAAATGAGCTGATTAAAGACTACAAAGCAGGAGATGTGTTTGAATATGCCGACGATGGTAGACATGGTGTATTCAATCTTAGTATGGGTGTGACTAGATACACTTTTAATTTTAATTTTTATTGATATGTTTGAATTTATTAAAAACGAAAAAGACTGGGTGACTGATGAGTTAATGAATCATCTATCTTCTAGCAACGGCGACAAGATTCCCGTATGGCAACCAGACAGATGGGCAGGACATCCTACACTAGATAAGTTCAGAGAGAGTGCTAGACCCTTCTTTGAGAAAGAAACTCCTTATTTTCAGCAGTTTAATACTAGAAGTAAAGACATGCAGGGTTTTGAGATTACACTACCCGAACTCCCTAAACAAAGAAAACATTGTCATTGGTGGTTTGTTAAGTACTTACCAGGACAAATGCAGACTATGCACATTGATCCTCACTTAGTTGAAGTGTCGAATCCAGTAAGATATACTATGTTCTTGCAAGATTATGAGCCAGGGCATATATTTGTATTTGATGACTTTCTAGCAACTAATTACAAGAAGGGTGACTTATTCGAGTGGAGCGATCCTGAATGTATTCATGCTGCTTGTAATCTAAGCTATAATATTCGATATACATTACAGATAACACTACATGACTAAGATTATATGTACGGGTAATCCTGAACACGGGGGAATCGCAAAGAGTTTACAAAAATATTACCCCGATACTAAGTTTATTAGTAAGAGTTCGGGGTTTGATTTAACTACTGATTCAGGATATAACGACTTCTTATCTGTCGCTAAAGAATATGATGTATTCATTAATCATGCACAGATTTACATGGGTTTCCAAGAAAAAGCGTTAACTGACGTATATAACTCATGGACTCAGGGTCATATTATAACTATTGGTTCTGTGCTAGAGTTTGATGAATGGCGTAAGTTAGATACAGTAACTAGTGCTGAGAAACTCTCTACCCGCAACCGTAGTCTTAGTCTTGCTAGTGAAAATATAAAAACCACTCATTTAATAACGAGTGGCTTTCAAGTTAATGGTCCCGAATCAGATAATAAGATTGATCCAGATTATATAGTAGAGACTATTAAATTTATTCTTAATTCTAGCTTAGACTTTCCGTTACTTTACGTAGATAAGATAGATGATACTAGATTTAAGAAATGGCGAGATATCACAAGCGAGTTGCCTTGAGATGGTACATATACTTTGGTTGTAAACCGATGTTTGCCCCAATGTGCCAATTGTGATAGTTATTCCATTCAATGATAGAACCATGCTTCATATTGATAAAGTAGTCTTCGTTACCGGGTTCTCCGCTCTCTCCACCTAAGATAAAGATATGTCCGAGTTTTCCGTCTCCTAAGAATACACTGAAACGTAGTGCATTTTCTTCTTCCTCAGCATCATCTTCAACATCCCAATGCCATGGTGCAGAATATCCCGGGTCGATTCTACTAAGCCAAGACCTGCGATATTTGACATTTAAATACTGACATAACGTTCTATCAATATCATCCTCAGAGTAATGTTGACCGGGATAGTAGTTAATCCATTTAACTGCATCATTAGGATAGTTAGCCTTATCCCATATATTAAGAATCTCTGTGTAAGCGGGTACTTCCATTCTCCAAATTGCTGGATCTGTTGTAATCTCTACACCTTGTTGCGGCTTCACACTTTCTAGTAATGATTGCCAATCGATTGGGATTTCAATATCTACGAATTTTGCGTTTTTAAAGTTCATCTTATTTTCCTAACTTTTTATCTTTATACCATTCAACGAATGGCTTACCTTCTACTATTAACTCTTGTATGACTTTTCTTCCTGCTGAGAAGTGATTATCTCTCCACCACATTCTTTCGTTTGCATCCTGCCATATTCTATGAGCATCAAATATATCCATATGCTCATTCTTCCAAAGTCTTTCAGAAATTAATGTGATACCTGAATCAGGTGTTAATGCTTCTGATGGGTCTGAATCGATATAAAAATTTACATTTTTTTCTTTAGCACGTTGTAGACCTTCTTCAATTGACATTTCAGAATAACCATACTTCTCATAATCTAATGAGATAGCACTTGTGTTATTAGTAAACTCTTTACGCCAAATTGCTAATGGTATAAGTGAGTGTGCTTGGTCACTCCAATTGTCTTCTAACCACTGAAAGCTGTTGGCTATAGTTTCTTTAGTCTCGTGGGGCAGACCAATAATTAATCCAATACAACCCACATAGTCTTCTTTAACTTTATCAACAAAATAGTCTCTAACACCCATTAAACCCTCTTTCATTTTCTCAGGATCTAATCCTTTATGAATAGCTTTTGCTGATGGTTTATTAAAACTCTCTACTCCATAGTAATGTTGTACAAAGTTCATTCGAGCTAATTCTTCTCTATCTCTGGGTCTAGTAACTAACAAATCTCCTCGAATATAACCCCCGAACAATGGCTTGAACGGTAGTGACTGAACAACGTCTGCGTATTTTTCTATCTTGTCAATTCTGTCGTTGAACGTTGAATCAACGACATTAAACTTAGTAATTCCCCACTTATCATAAGATTCTTTAACTTGAACTTCAAAGTCAGTTTGTGACCTAGTGTAATCTTCTTTTACCCCAAGGATAGGAAAGCTACAAAAGTCGCATTTAAAGATACACCCGCGTGATGTTTCTATTGCAATCCATTCTTCAGGACGAATAAAATCTCTTTCTTCATATAGTGTAGTTAACTTGGGGTAAGGAAATGCTTTATAATTTTTATCTGCGCTGATTATCTTCTTTGAAGTAGATATACTTAAATCAAATATGGGTCTAGGACCGTTTGAAAACAAATACTTTAATAGAACAATTAGTGCTTCTTCACCGTAACCGCTGACGTAATAATCTAATTGCTTTGATTCATATGTAGGAGGCGCAGGAGCTCCGGCAATGAAGACTAAGTGCGGCCATGTTTCTCTCATCCAAGCACACCAGTCTTCCATGATAGGTGTCCAAGCAGTGAACAACTGACTAAAGCCAATAAACTTCGTGTCTTTAGTTATTCTAGACCGTGCAAACTCTTTTAGTTCACTCAATGACCAAACAAGAGTATAGTCTAAAACTTCACAGTCCCAGTCTAGTTCTCTTAGGAACGTTGCAATCCTGTATACCCCAGCATGTCTAGGGTATGCTTCAGTGAGCATTACATTTACTAATAGTGTATGATTACTCATTTATTACCAAAAATCGTTTCAAAGAACTCAGGCAAGGGATCCCCAGGCCATTTAATCCAAGTCTTCAATGAGTTTTTAAAATGATCCCTCATTTGATAATAATCCCCTTCTTTCACTTCAACAAATCGTTGATGAGAGTCAACACCAATAATGGGCTCAATTAAACTCTTATGAAGTAAAGTATCATCTTTTTCTATGGTTGCATAGTAATCAATCATCTTCATTTGTCCTGAGTTAGTATAAAAGAAACAGTGAGGGTATAAAGAAGACTTGATATAACCTGAGTCGTGTACATCCTTGATAATTTCGAATAAATCTTGTTTCCAAGTTGGGAACTCACTATCTAACGACCTGCTCTCAGTCCTAATAGGCTTATTAAGACTCTCTTTATTGAATTCTACGAGAATCTTTCGTTCGACAGGATCAACGTCAAATATCTCAGGGCACCATGGCTTTCCTTGAAATAGTGTTAAGTATTTTAATTCACGCTGGAAAAAGGTCTCCATTAACTCGGGGGTGCGAGGAACACAGCTACCCCTCATGTATTCTGCTGCATCTTCCGTGAAGTGCATACACATTTTATCTTTCTCTGGGCTTATTGTGGGAACGTATAGTACGTTAGTTGAGCATTCATACCCTTCTTCTATTTTGCGGATAAATTCCCAGTTAGTGTTGTCAATCATGTTATTCTTTCAATGTAAAAATTTGGGGGCAACAAACTTTCTAGTTCGCTTATGTAATCTGAGTTAATTGTCATACTCACGGATAATCCGTCAACGGCAGGATTGAACTTGTTAATGATATTAGTTTTATTGTACATATTTAATATGCCACTAAGTTGATTGTCAAACATGAATCTTGTTCTATCAACATTAGATAGAGGGGATTTAATAGTGATATTAGTGGGATTAGAAACTTCGTTGTTTAATAGTAATTTCCTAACAACTAGTTGAAGTCTGTACTCTACACCCACGTTAACTGCTGTGTGTTTAGCGCCTGCATCTAAGTCGTACCAAAACCCATCGTTAGTAACTCTGTGCATTGTGTCAGTGTCAAGGTTAACTAAGTAGGATATATCACCCTGAATGTTTAAATGATATCTATCGTCAATGTCGCTGTGACTTTGATAACAAGTACCCATTTTAAGATTAATAACTCTTGCTTCACCCACAGTGTAGGGCAACGTATCTAACAGTTGTTCCCATATAGTATTTTTAAACTCGTCTTTAATCTCCCATGGATCGTAAAAGAAGTTTCCTGTGGGTTTATTAATTGAAGTTCTAAACTCTGTAAAATTAAATTCTTCCCTAGCAGTATTAATTAGATGCAATGGAACTGAATGATTCGTCTTAACTAGCATCTTGATATTTATCGAGTCACTTATCGGATAATAATAAATGACCAAGCTCTGGAAATACTTCTTTAAAGTCTGTCTTACGTTGTTTGTCTAGTGTAGTAATGTACTCACGGAAGTCTGGAAGTAGATTAGTATGGTCTTCTGCATCCATCCAGTCTAATATACCCTCCCAACGTTTCCATCCATAGGGATTAACTTTCCAGAACTCATCGTCTTGTGTATAGTTATCCCACAGCCATTGTTTTAGTTCACTAAACAACTCACGTACATGCAGTTTGTCTTCCTTAGGCAATACACGTAGACTTAACCACGTTGGAATCCACAGTAAATGAACCCCACACAAACCGCCCCCTGCTGTCTGCCCTGCGGCATTCTTATCTAAGTTTAACTTCTTAAATCCTGACGTGACTTTCCACTTAATAAAGTCTGGGATGTGTTTGATATTCAATATCTGTACAGCTAATGCAATGTTTGTTTGTATCTTATCGCTAGTTTGCTCTAAGCGCCAGATGTTTTTCTCTACTGTTTTAAAGTCTGTTGGATAACGAATATATCCAACTCTTTCTCCTAAACCGTCAAGACTAATACCCACTTTAACTTTCTTAAACTGTTCCCAAATCTCAATAATCTCGTCATTAACTAAGATACCGTTGCTGTTATAACGTAAGCTAATCTTATCAGCATATCCACGCTTAATAATCTCTAGTAAGAATGTTTTGTGTTCTTTAATTAATAGAGGTTCACCACCGGCAAAGTATAACTGTTTAATGTTAGGGATTTGGTCGTACACTTGATCCCAGAACTCAGGGTTCTCATGCCATTGATTATTAAACGATCCTGGTTCCCAAGCCATTTGCTTTTGAATCAATGGACTTTGTATTAGAGGAATAATCTTCTTGTGTTCAGATACCCACAAGCTAGAGTCGTGCGGGCTGCACATGACACACTTTAAATTACAAGTATGTCCTAATCGTAAATCAAGATATCGCAGCTTATATGGAACAGCTCCGTCTTCTTCTGTTTCTTTAATTAGTTCTTGTATATCTAATTGTTCTTGTAAGTACCAAGTTCCTGTCTCCCAGATACGCTTACTAGCAATACCCTCTTCCTCTTCTTTAAAGCACTTAGTACAACTAGCAGGAACTTTGCCTTCAAGCATAGTCTTACGTACCGACTTCATGTAGTCATTGTTGAATGCTTCTGTGGGTAAGTCTTTAGCAAAGTTAGCGGGTTCACCGTCTTCCATCTTAACTAACCCTACAGTGTAATCCCCAGTGTCTGCCCCCGATGCGTTTGCAACACAGCAGATACGCATATCACCGTTAGGTCTAGTTGCTAGATGAATCCAGGGTAATACACAGAAGCTGTTTGATCCAGAAACGTCTTTGATTTGTTGTTGCCATTTACCTATTTGAGTCTCGGCGGGTTGCATCCAGAAAGTTTTATTCATCAAAATATTTAATCTGCGGGGCTCCCCTATAAATATTTCAATGAATCGCATTAGAGTGGCTACAGAATATTCGGACAAATTCTTAGAAATTGAACGTCCAAGTCCCATGTCAGATAATTTAATTGAAAAGACTATACAGGAAGTACTGAGTGGCTACTTAGACAGAGATATCACAGATTCAGTCTATGACAATTTCAAAAGAGAATCACATGACTGGATCTTTAATAGTAACTTGAATAATCTAACGGGCATTGAAGAATTTACCCGTGTTGACATTATAAACGGGTGTACTCAGTATATAGACAATATCTATATGATGCACGATAACCCTCCCCAAGTATTAAATGGGGATTATCGTTACCATGAACGACTAAAGCGTTGCATCTACTATGTTGAGCCGGGTAGCTTAGTTAAAAACTTACCCTTAATCATAGCAATGCCCTTCCCCAGAATAGGGGCAAAGCATGAACACATGACAGACATACTAGACGAAGCATTAGATAAGAATGTTGACGTACACATTGACGGAGCTTGGGTAACATGTTGCAGAGATATTGACTTTGATTTTGGTCATCCTAGTATCAAGTCAGTGGGTATAAGTCTAAGCAAGGGTTTAGGATTGGGCTGGAACAGAATCGGGTTACGATACACTAGACAAACAGAACCCGATAGTGTTACAATAATGAATGACTTTAGGATGAACAATCGTGCATTAAGTATGATTGGATTGCATTTTGTTAGAAAGTTCCCCGTAGATTACTTATGGAATAAGCATGGTAATAACTATTATAAAGTATGCAGGGACTTTAATTTAACCCCTACTAAATCGATTTATCTAGCATTAAAAGATAATCAACCCGTGGGTGTCAGTCCATTATTAAGGTACTTGGAAAATGAATCAAAGTAAAACATTCTGTATGCATCCCTTCACTGGGTTAGCTACACGAGAAGATGGGGCAATATGTGCTTGCTGTCGTAGTCACCCAGTGGGTAATATACAAGATAATACGTTAGAAGAAATCTGGAATAATGATACGATGCAACGTATCCGTCGTCAAGTGCTAAATGACGAGCGTCCTAGCGAGTGTGAGCCGTGCTTTAGTTTAGAGGATCAGGGTGTTGAATCATTACGTATGCGACACATCTCGGGTAAGATTCCCGAAGCACGAATTAACTTATATCCTAACACTGTCTTACAAGAAGTTATGCCCTTTGAGATTCCTACAATGGAATTAAAGTTGAACAATCTATGCAATTTAAAGTGCAGAATGTGTCACCCAATGGACAGTACATCGTGGAACGACTGGAGTGAAGTTAAAGAGTTCTATAAGAACGAAAACAATATCATGTACGCTATTGTAGAAGAACACAACTTAGAGAACAAACCGCACCTAGATAAGTTCCAAGATAACCCAGAGTGGTGGAATAGTCTAGAGAAACTATTGCCCCACTTCCGTAGAGTAGAGTTTGCAGGGGGTGAGCCCTTAATGGATCCACAACACTATCGCATCTTAGATATGCTTAGTCAGTACGGACATCAGATTGAAATCAAATATGCTACTAATTTAAGTATGCTGGGTAAAGGGTCACGTAACATATATGAGTACTGGCCTAAGTTCAAATCAGTAGCCGTGAACGTATCTATTGATGGCATTGGTGATAGTTACGAATATGTTCGTGGAAATGCTGATTGGGACACAATGATAGCTAATATCAAAGAGATTCAATCTATCTCAAACATTAGCCGTATCGTTGGTGCCGTCACTGTACAAGTGTCTAACGTGCTTGTATTAGATAAGATGATTGAATACTTCTTAGACGACTTGGGTATTGTCTTTCATACCCATCGTGTAGAGTATCCTAAAGTATTGTCTGCACAAGTATTGCCTAGAGAACTTAAAGACTTAGCGGTTGAGCGTTTAGAAAACATCAAGGCTAAAGTAAAAGACTTTAAAATGGTTAAGCAACACCCGCAACTATTATCATACACATTAGGTCAAATTCAAGATAACATCAATTATCTTAATGCACGTGACCAGTCAGACAAGTGGAGTGATTGTGTAGAGTTTAATCATAGACTAGACAAGACACGCAATCAATCGTTTGAAACAGTTACTCCTGAGTTTAAAGCGTTTATATGAAGCTAGTGTTAACAATTGCTAATGACATTGATAAACTTGAGTTAGAGTTCAGTGTTCGTGACACACCTATTGCACATAAATGGTTTGATGAAGTAGCTAAGAACTATTCGTTATACGAAATAGACAGATTTTCTAATTGGGGAACGACTAAAGAAACTTATGTCGAACGATTGAACACCCAGATTGACATTATCAACCGATATCAACGCATCATTGATAAAAAAGTTAGTGTAGATTCTACTCAGGACGATATGAACTATCTTCACAAATATTTTGAAGACCTGCGAGGTGAAGCCACAGTAGGAACTGATTGGTACAACAGTGCCCCTAACCATGTCCAATCAGCAGTAGACCAATTCAACATAGTGATTCATCAGATGGAATCAAATATCAGAACATCTAACAAGCACCCAACACTAGTTGTTACATTTAAAGATAGAATAAGATTTGAGTTAGATTCATCAGACTTAACACACTTTACATGTAAGTGGAAACAAGGCACAGTTTACGTTAACTACTGTCATGTGGGGAAAACTGTGTTAGATGCGTTTAAAGACAATGATAACATAGCAGAAGCTATTAGACCCCAGACCCATTACAGCGCAGACTTCATGGTAAAGTTCGGACCTTCATCGAACAGTATACTTCATTGGCTAAGAATGAGAGTTATCAATGTTTGGGCTAAGTTTAAGAAGTTTCCATTTAAGAACTTGAATATCGGGTTGATTCCGGTTGCAGACTTGATTACAGTAGTTGACAAAGACACCCTATTAAAGTATAATAAGGTAGAAAGTGTTGTATGTATAAAGTAAAAAGTAGATGGAATCACGGCGATAGTATCAAGGTAGAATGGAATATCGGTAAACGTTGTAACTACGACTGTAGTTACTGTCCTAGTTATATCCACGATAACTTTAGCCCTCATACTGATTATTACACACTACAAAACACAGTAGACAGACTAGCTCAAATTGGAAAGCCTATTCGATTAAGTTTAACAGGTGGAGAGCCGGCGGTACACCCTGACATTGAACGGTTAGTTAGTTATATCAAGAGTAAGAACATGTGGCTGAGTATGACTACTAACGGTACACGTAAGCCATTATGGTACACATTGCAATTGCTTGACCAATATGTATTCAGTCTACACTTTGAGCATAATTGGGCTGATGTGTTGTACACGATTAAAACAGTACACGAACAGATTCACGGGGCACATATCTTAGTTAATGTTATGTGTCATCAGGATAAAATGAATGAGGTCCGTACTGCTGTCCAATTACTAGAAGCTAACAATATCAAGTATAACCTTCGTAGAGTTCGCTGGACAGAGGGCGACCATGATTTGTTTGACGATATGAAGTATGACCAGAAAGACTTAGACTATATCTTAGCTAGTGATTCTACTGTGGGTCCAAATACTATCTTGTTCTATAAAGACAAAGAAGAAATGTATCATGCCAATGATGTTATCAAACTTCACAAGAATCAATACAAGGGTTGGAAGTGTAACGCGGGCTTAGAATCACTGATGATTAACTGGGACGGGGAAGTTCATCGTGCTACATGCAGAGTGGGTGGCAGTCTAGGGAATATCTATAACGATTCATTCACTGTCCCTGTTGAGCCCGTGATATGTGATAGAAACTACTGCACATGTGCAGCCGATATTCCTTTAACTAAGTCTGCGCTTTGACAAGTGTGTTTCAGGAGAACAATAGCAGTTCTTCTTAGTGCAAATTGAAGGTTGAAATTTAGGATCAAACGTATCTACGAAGTTCTCATCTAGAATATTGAATGAATGATCCAAACCAAATATAGTTTGGTTGCAAGCACCCTTGATTGATCCGTCCCAATGTATGTAAACGTTATCTAATCCTATATCGCAACTCCACCCTTCGAAGTTGTTCCAGTTTCTGTTGATATACGTATTAGACTTTGCTTTTACTGTTTTCTTGTCTTCGAAATGAGCCACACTCTCGTACAATCTCATTTGTCCCTCGAAGATTAGTTTTCTATTTTTCCATATCCATAATAGATTTGGTAATCTCTTTAGTGGATTCTTTAGGAACTTTTTTTGCTTAGGTGTCAGTTGTTTATCGTCAGCATTGATAACTTTGATGTTTGCTATCTGTACAACTTCTGGCTCAATGACTTCACCGGACATGATGAACCATTTGTGTTTGCTATTCTTCTTCATGTATTCAATAACATCTAAGCCCGCTTGCCAATGCTTACGATCCATCAATACTTTTACTGTGACTTTTTTGTTTAGTTCAAATAGTGTATCTGCTACTGCAATCATGTGGTCAGGGTCAGCTTGTGCAATGTGGTAAGACAAGTGAGCATTATCTATTAGATGTCCATACTCTTTCCACCATCTAAGTGTTCTTGACCCGTTACTAAGTAAAGTGAAATAGATATCATTCTCTTTTTTAATTGCTTCTATGAACAATGCAAGGTCTTTCCACAGTGTGGGTTCGCCACCAGCTATACTTAGATGTATTTTAGTTTTTCCCAATTCTGTTCTGTAACGTTCAATCATATGATTGAAGTTTTTAATAGTAAGGTCTAAGTCTTTGGGGGATTGAGAATCTCCCGCATTGTTATCAGGCCAACAGTATTCACATTTGTAATTACAAACGTTGTTAGGATTCCATCTGATTGATAAGATATGAGACTGTTGGGTTGATTCTATTTTTATGATTTTACTCATTGAAGTTATCTAGCTTTAAAAATTGGTCACGACCTTGACTTATAACTGGCTTAGGAAATTTTCCGCATGCTCTAGCACACATGTACATTTTATTGTTTTCTAGAACATCGCCCCAAATAGTTTGCCATTCTTCACTGTCAATGACATCTTTGATATTGTGTTTATATAGATTAAAGAAATCCATACCACCAAAACGGTCAACCATTTCAAAAAACGTGCGTCTATTATCTTGTTGAAAGTTGTAAACTAATTGAGATGGTTTTATGTGAATATAAGGAACAGCCCCTGTATAACAGCATGGGAAAAGATGTCCATTAGCATCTATGTAAACGCTTTTAGACTTTTTTACTTGGCAGTCGATTGTTGCTGAACCAAGAATTTGCTTGTAGTTCTCAACAGTCTTGCGGTCAATGAAGATTAGTTTTTGTTCAGTAGGACTCTCAAGTCTATGTGTTACATTACCTTCACGGTCTAATACATCAAACCAAGGCTCAGTGATGAATCTACTTGATTGCTTTTCTTGGAAACTCTCAAAGCCTAGTTCCTTGCTCATCTCACGTGCTTCTTCAAGCTGATGCTCATTGTGTTTGAACGTGATGTACACCCATCTTGCTCTTCCACCGGCAGCTATAAACGCCTTTGCATTCTCAATAATCTTGTTGAAGTCTGTGCCAATTCTATGCAAGTGATGTGTGTCTTCTAATCCATCTAACGCAAAATGAATTAGGTGATTTTCGGGTAGAGCCTTTGCTAATCTTGTCCACCACTCAGTGGTTCTTGCACTTCCATTTGTGTGAACTTCTATACTTAAATTCGGATTAGTCTCTTTGGCGTACTCAACCATTTCAACTAGTTCTTTGTTGAGAATAGGATCACCGTAGTTACCGCAGAATGAGATTGTCTTTAGTTGCTGAATGAACTCAGTAGGGCAAACAGTTTTGAAGCCGTCAATCGAAATACTCTTTACATTAAGTAAAGGGTTCTCCATGCCACCGTGGTGGTTTCTGGCGCACATGGGGCAACTTGCTTGGCAGTTGCTAGTGATTTCAATATCCAGAATATTTAATTCATTAAACTTGTACATTTTTGTAACCTATAATCATGTAACGGGCATATAGTGGAAGACGCAATGTACCTACATACTTGCGTGTGAGATGACATTGTTGTTCAAATTCATCTATGTCTTTGCTGATTCGGATATGCTCGTCTATCTTGTAGTTATTGCCTTGTGCAATGACCATAGAATTTTCGGGTGTATTCTCTAACCATTTGTCATACTGTTCTTGTGTGATATGCTCACAACTTGTATTGATTACAATGTCAGCAGAATAGTTTGTTAGGTTACACATGTCAGCCGTGATAGCTGAGAATCTACCCTGATGATATTCAATACGATTCATCTCTTCCGAAATGTGTTGAACGTATGGGTCAAGGTCAACGCTGCGAATACTTTTAATGTTTAGTTTAGATTGGAACAACATACTTGCTAGTGTTCCTACCCAACCGCCGTGAATCTCAATCGTTAATGGCTCAGTGTTGTCAACAACACTTTCTAAACTTTCAATAAGCCATTCTTTACTTTTGATTTGTCCACCCCAGAAAGCGTCTAGTGTACGCATGGGGTTATTGCTGATTCTAACAGCATTCATCCAATGATGTAAATGTTCAGTATCAATTAACATTAATTGTCCCTCAAAAATTTTAAATATCGTTTTATTCGAAAATACATATTATGTGGTTCGTGATAAGGCATATCGTTTGGTATATTGAGATAGTCTAGTATTTTTTTGCTATACACTTCTTGGCATTCAATACCTGGGTGTCGGTTGTCTAATGCAAATGGATATAGTGTTCTAAGTTTACTAAGATATACAGGTATATGGTCTGTAGTAGTATCATTAAACTTTAGTAACGCTAGTTCTTCTTTACCTGGCACTAAGTTGTATAGTTTGATATTCTTTGATAGCAAAAACATATTGCTATGATTAACAAATAGCTTTGACATTAGCAAGCTATCATTCTCATCATACATGTCGCTGTAGAAAGTATGGTTAGTCCATGGACCAATGTCTTCTATGTTATTTACTTTTATAATTGAAGTGCGGTCTATGAAACTCCATTGAATAATTACTATGTCATTTGGGTGGTACTCAAAGTTAATTACCTCGTTCCATATTCGTTTGTTACTAGAACCTGGACTAGATTTATTGATGCAGACCCTATTCATGTGCTTTGCTACAATTGACGGCCAACCTAGATTGCTAGGCTTATCACCGGGCAGGTTTGGAGAGATGAAGCAATCAGGCAACCCATGCCCGTATGAAAGTGAGCATCCGAAAACTATTAGTCTTTCCATTTTGGTATCTTACTATCTGCGGAGCTAACACATGTAGGTGTAACACATCGCTCGGGGCTATCAAATAGCGTAAAGTTATCTAATGTTCCTAATTCTGCTGCATGGCAACTGTATGCTCGTTTAACTTCATTACCCCTTATTATAACACTTTGATATCCAGCATTGCAAGTCCAGCCATTGAACTTGTTGAACCCAAAACTATTGAAACGTTCGGCTTGGTCAAGCCACCACACTTTCTTAGTGTCGTCTATTAGTTTAACTTGCAATAGTTCTTGTTCGTTTACTTGTTGCGGAAACCCTGTACGCATCTTGTGTATCATAACGTCAGTGTAACCATCAACTATCCCGTTTGCTTGTTCATTGCTCTGTGGCTTTAGTGTTACGTTGATGCCACGCTTATGGAAACGTTCACATCGTTCATACAGTTCATCGAAGTGTCCAGGGACCATAACTTGATTTACAGTGACGAATACGTTGTTCTTCATCAAGTGTAGTATCTTGTCTCCAAACTCTTGTTCGTTTGCAAACTCGTGATGATAGCTGGCTGTGAGACTACGGCGTCTGCTTAGTTGTGTGTTCTCTAACCATCTATCCCACCATTGAATGCCTGGGCTCAAGTTAGTTGTCATGTGAACACTGTCATACAAGACCTTAGACATTAGTACGGGCAAGTGTTTGTATGCTGTGGGCTCGCCACCACTAAAGCTCCAGTGAAACTTAGTGAACCCATTGTTTGCAGCTTGGAATCTAATCTCGTCTATCGCACGTGTATAGACTTCTAACTCTTGATGGTCAGGTGTTTGACTGTTAGCATAGGGCCAGCAATAGCTGCATTTGTAGTTGCAGAATCTACCCAGAATCCAACTAACGCTAAACAAGTCTTTGTCTAGCATTGTGTCTTGTCCGAATTTTACTATCTTATCAAATGGGATTTCAGAAAAGTTTATTGGGTTAGTCATTGATGCTACTGATTTCAAATATAGATTCGACCGGTAGTTGTTCGCCTATGATTGTTGAAAATCTATTCAACAACTTTACTCCGTTCTCTCCGTATACTGTATCATTTGCATTACGTTGATTTCGCCACACTCTAGTTTTTGGTTTGTCGTAGAATGGAACGTTGAATTCAAATTCGAATCTATCTACTATATATTGATTTGAATCTACTACCCAAAAATAATCTGTAGTTGCCTGTTGTGCGGCACTAAGATATGAATCTACTATAGTTGCTTTTGGCTCTTTCTCTAGCAATCTATCGAAGTTCTTGTTTGATTCGCCCACAAAGAACACTTGCGGTGTCTCGTTGTACTGATACTTGATGAAATCCTGTAACCCACGAATCGTGCAGGGAACCTTCTCTCTGAATTCTTTGCTTTCTTCGATTCCATAAATGTCAACAAATCTGTTATCCATTGTTGCCTTGCGAATCAACGGGGTAAGTTTGTTCACTTCGGTAAACAAAGAGGTTAAGTTAAACGTTGTTTCGTTGAACACTGCCTTCAAATGGTCAGCATCTTTAATCTTAGAAAAGTCACCCCTGTGAACCATTGACATGTAGTAGCCCATACGAGCTCCGTAGATTGCCCATAAGCCGTTCTCTACATCACCACCAATGTGAGTCCAGCGCCATAGTCTTTCGTAGTTCTTCCAGTTTATCTCATTTACGTATGTGACTATTTGATTGTTTTCCATGCATAGCTTGGATCCTTCACGGAACCCAGCTTTAAACGCTTGCAACGGACTTGCTGTAATGTCAGTGATAGAACCAACAAAATTTAGCTCTAAGTAGCTCTTAAAGTCAAAGTCTACACTAGTTCCCTCAGTCGCATTTTCGTGTGTTTTCATAGAAAGTAGCTTGGAAACGGGCCAGACTTTGATGCCACCGTTCCCGTAAGAGTTCCCGTTAACTGGGTTGAAAGCACTATAACTTAAAACAGTAGTACTCAAGTCCACTGAATCTAGTAAGTTAAAAGTCTTAGTGAAGAATTCAGGCTTGACAAAATTATCACCATCGACTATAATCACGTTAGAAGTTTTAGAAAGTTTAGCAACTTCTTTGTGTGCGGTGTCTGAACCCTTTACTCCATGTACTCTTAGAGCAGTGGGGCAAAGTGTCAAAAGGTGTTGAAAGTTTTCTTCACAGTTCGGTTCATCGAAACTAAGAAAAATTACTGAATAGTCTTTCGGGTTAAATATCATAAAGATATTTAGCAACAAAGGTTGACAGTAAATGATAAACCTGCTATAATACATGCATGAGTTGAGAAATCAACAATGAAACAAGAGTCTCTATGTTTCGGGTAACAAAATTGAAAATACTTTAAAAAAGTGTTGACAACAAATGAAACCTGTTATATAATAGACACATCGAAACAAAAAGTGAAAAAAACACTATTAAATTGAAGAAATTTTTAACCAGGACTAAATAAAAGACTATGAAAAATATTACTTGTAAATCGCTAAGACATTTGGGCATGTGGTTACCACAGCAACCCGTGTCAGCCTTTGCAGGTACGTTTAACCCAAGTATTCGCACATCATATAATGATGAGGGGCTACCAGGGAGTTTCATAGAAGGAGCAGGTTACGCTTAAAGTAACTACTCTAAAGTTTTATGAAACCCCTGGGAACTAAAAGTCTCAGGGGTTTTTGTTTATATGGACATAAAAGAATTGAAGAATGACAGGTCTGAATGGTTGAAGAATCATTCTTACACTGAGGAAGAAAGAAAAAAATTGATTGAAGATAAAGTTCAACGATATCTCAGTCAAAAAGAGTTTGACAAGAAAGTAAGGCACGTCCTGAAAGCTCGTTAAGCTCAAACGTGAATAGGCAACGAGAGCCGGAATACAGCGTTAAATGTATCGAATGGGCGGACAGTAGGATGAAATCTGTAGCGATAATGCAGAGACTAAAATTACTGGGTAGGGTATCAACCCTATCATAGCATCGAAAGATGCTATTCATTAGTATAATAAGATGAAAAGTACAGTATCCTTCTGACGGGCACTGCTTATATACTAATGAATAGTATTTGTTGGCGTATAGTGTAACGGAAACACGACGGGCTTTGAACTCGTTATCCTTGGTTCGACTCCAAGTACGCCTGCCAAGAATAATGCGTGGTTAGTTTAACGGTAAAATCAAACGTTGCCAACGTTTAGTCAAGGGTTCGACTCCCTTACCCCGCACCAATTTTATCTCCGCGAAATGTTACGGTAGCATCCCTGTCTTGGATACAGGAAGCGGCAGTTCGACTCTGCCC